GCAGAAGTAGTAAATACCGATTCTACAAAATACATTGTCCTATGTTTCGGTAGCAAAACATCAAATACATCTTCTATTTTAAATTATATTACATTTAACACGAAAACCACTGTGAATTACTGGATTGTGGGGGGAGGTGGCGGCGGAGGTAGCACAGCTACCACTATAATTGGTGGAGCAGGTGGTGGAAGTGGTGGAAGTATAGTAACAGGTTCTTTTAGTGCGGCAGCAAACTCGAGTTATTATATTCATACTGGTAAGGGCGGAAGTGCAAATTTTGCATTTGGTAATGATGGAGACGCATCTTATATAATTACGAGTTCAAATTATAATAATAATACTTCTACTTACGTTGGTTATGCCGCAGGTGGTAAAGGCGGCGAAGGCGGAAAGGACTCTTTCAATATTTTTAGCGGCAGCGGTGGTGCAGCATCCACTTATAATGGAACTACGAATATAGGCAAAGGTGGTAATGGAGCGGATAGTTCTGGTGTAGCAACAGATGGTATTGATGGGAAAACTATGTCTTCCGTGGTGTCTATTACTTTGTCCAACTATGGACCGCGTTATAGTGGTGGCGGCGGAGGTGGAGGCACCAGCGGAACAGTTGGCTCTGTTAAAAGGACCGGAGGATCCGGAGGTGGTTCTGGTATAGGAGGCGATGGTGGAAGTTATGATGGAACAGAAAAAGGTGGAGGCGGAACGATGATGACTGGTTCAGGTGGTGGAGGTGCCGCAAAATCTGCTACATCATCCGCCTCTAGATCCGGTGGAGACGGCGGTTCAGGAATTGTTATTTTATGGTTTACCTATTACTCAACATCGTCATCCAGTGGATCATCCGAATTAAATGACATTGATCAGAGGATGTAAGAAAGTTTCCTTACGAAACAACGCGCGCTTAAATAATTTTGTTGGATTTTGTAAAATACTATTTTGAATTTTGGTAAAATAGTATTTTGATTCGAATCAACGGGTGTATACTTAGGTAGCATATAAGAGTCCTGCATTGCCGCCCACAAATATCACCATATTCACGCGTTCTTCGATTAAATACATGTTAAAGTTGTAGTCATAAATGCGCCAGGTTGGCTTATTAATACCGACAATATCACCTGTTGCTGGGTCGCAAATCGTTAGCACCTGTGCATAGGGGTCCACTGGTGGGGAAATGGTCGTAAACTCAAACTGTACATTCGTAAATCTGCTCATATTCATTGCTCCCGACGGCTGTATTACAAATGGATTGGTATCTAAACAGAAATTATAACAATACAAACCATTCGGCGCGTTTCCAGCGGTTCTCACGTATTTTTCCACAAAATTATATACTCCTGCAGGTAATATATTTTCTCTATATTGCCCATCCAATAATATACCCAATGCTACCAGAATAAATTTAATATTTTGCGGATTATATACACCCGTCGTGTAGAGACCACTTAACGTGCCATCCGGGTTTAAACCGGGACCCAATAAAGGCGGCCCAGCAGGGTCTGGATTCGGCACATCGCCAGCAGTGGAACCAGGAGTCACGTCTTGCGGCATATAGTTATACGGCCAGTTCGTATAATTGGACCATTGGTTGCGCAAATTCGCATCGCTTCTTTGAAAATAAAACATCCAACTAATCACCATACCCAGAGAGTCCAAATTGATTTTATTTTGGCCCGTCACATTGTAGAACGGTTTTTCGTAAACCTGCTTGAATAAATATTTTTGTTCATTTTTCGCAAAAATTTCGGCTTCATCGTTGGAAAGGAAACAATACGTGCAGTTTAGATTAATATCCGCGTTCCACAGGGTTCTCGTATCCGTATACGAAGTGGGTCCTAATGTTTCGTCTGGTGGAGTTTGTAGAAATCTATAAAATTGCATATAATATTGGTTAAAATTGGGTGCGACGACTGGGAAATTATTGGTATAATCCATCACGTCGCGTATGGTGAACCACTCATTGAGAGGTCTGAATGAGACGTTGATTTGCAGTTCGTTATACTGGAGTGCGACGAGGGGGAAGGCCTGGGTGGACACTAAATTAAACCAGGCGCCGAGTGGAATATATAAGGTGCGACCGGCGATCGATGGCTGCGCCCCTGCTGGACTCGTGGTATAATACGCATTAGGATACGAGTTGACGCGTGCACCGTAATTGGCAGGGTCGTTTATTTCTGGCACATTTCCTATCATTTCGTTAAATAATGCCAATTTTTGGCCGCTAAAGTCGCGTTGGGCAGAGGCCAATATGTATTGCCCTGAATATTGTTGCAATTGTTGGTTGCCGCAGTTGATGGTGATGCGGCTTATTATTTGGGCGCCTAGATTGTCTATCCATTGGAACTCGTAGGGTGCCCAATTCGTGTAGCCGGTTGAGCCGTCTGGATTGGTATATTCTTGTGGCGGAAGAATGGGTGACCATATGTTGGGCAAATTTATAGAAATATAGCAGTCCATAAGCATATCTCCAAAGCGACGAATTTTAAAGCTAAATGTGGATTCGGTTGTTAAATTTAATGTAGGCGTTCCGTCATAATTAATGCGAAAATTTTGCTTACCATAATTGGTGTACTTTTTATAGGTTACCTTCCAAAAGGTCTTGCTCGGATTGGAATTTAAAATCATATTTTGTTGTCCTTCGCTAACGAGTTGCATGAGACCGCCTGCCATATTGTTGGTATAATATAGGTGAATTTTTTAATTCTTTATTTCATCATAATATAATTTTATACAAATAAATTATATTATTTTCGACTCTTCCTGCTTTTGCAAACCTTCCTGCTTTTGCGAGTCTTTCTGCGAGTCTTCTTACTCTTCCTCTTACTCTTCCTCTTACTCTTCTTACGACCCCCTATTTTTATTTTTATTTCTGGTTCAGGGTGTTCTGGTTCAGGGTCTTTTGGTTCAGGGTGTTCTGGTTCAGGGTGTTCTGGTTCAGGGTCTTTTGGTTCAGGGTGTTCTGGTTCAGGGTGTTCTGGTTCAGGGTCTGGTCTATAACTCGATATTTCTTGCGCCACCCTCTTTTCGGTAGTTGTATACCAATCCATTATATTTGTATAAGGTTCAGGTAGTTCTAAACTATCCACTAATGTTTTATCAGAATTCAGTAAATAATCGTGGGTTCTTATCAAAAAGAATAGTCCTTTCTTATTTTTGGAAAATGCGGTATCACTCACATTACGTATAGCGGCTTCTAATAATGTATTGACATAATCCAATTGCTCTTGGTTAGATACACGTGAATCCACGCAACAGTATTTGCCATTTTCGTATTTCGGAAATTTTTTCGGACCACACCCTAAAGTACCTTCTTTGTTTATTTCAGTCAAATATTCAGCAAAAGGAAGTAATTTGGGTGTAAAAACGACATTTGGACCTGGAACACATAATTTTTGAGCTACACTGGTTTCATCAAAGGATAATGTTGGTTTTATACCTTTGGTCATAGTTTCTTCGTCATCCGAATCAATATCTTTCCATATTGAATTTCTGGGCGAATTCTCGTCAGTTGCTATATCATTTATCTTGTTCTGTTTCGAAAGAAATGTGGCCATGTATACATTAGGCATATATTCTAAATTTTCAATTGCCAAAAATATAAAATAATATAATATAGTAGATATTATGTCCAGTAAAACAACCGATTATTTAAGCGCAATAAAAAACCTAGATGAGGATTTTCAGTCGTATCTCATAATGGCCCTTATTTTTATCATTTTAATCATATTCATTGGCTACATGATTTATCTGAGTAAATTGGAAAACAGTGAATGTAGTTATATGAATACATTGTATCCTTCCGTGGACGGAAACATAAGACCCATTTCTGCTGCCGACCCTGACTGCAGTGGTAATTTATTTGACTATTACATAAAAACGGCTTATAATTCTTGCAGTGGCGGCAGTTACAAAAATGATTTTGTTGACATTTGTAATCTCAAGGCAGTCATCAAACAAGGCGTCCGTTGTTTGGATTTTGAAGTGTATTCGATTGACAATCAACCAGTGGTTTCTACGAGCACCAAAGATGATTATTATATTAAGGAAACTTTTAATTCAGTGAGTTTTGCTAGTGTGATGGAGACGATTAATAACTATGCTTTTGCAGGCGGCACATGCCCTAATCCTAGCGACCCTTTACTGATTCATTTGCGCATCAAGAGTAATAACCAAAATATGTATTCAAATTTAGCGACCATATTCAAGTCTTATGATAATATTATGCTCGGAAAAGATTATAGTTTTGAAAACTCGGGTAAGAATTTAGGAGGTGTTCCTTTATTGACTTTCCAAAACAAAGTGATTTTAATCGTCGACAAATTGAACAATGCCTTCTTAGAAAACCAAGACTTTTTGGAATACGTCAATTTGACGAGTAATTCGGTGTTTATGCGCGGTTATGATTATTATGGAGTGAAAAATAATCCGGATACCCAAGAGCTGACCGAATATAATAAGAGAGATATGACCATTGTGTTTCCAGATAGTGGAGTGAGCCCGTCCAACCCGAGTGGTATTTTATGTAGAACGTATGGCTGCCAAATGGTGGCAATGCGTTATCAAATGGTGGATAATTTTTTGATGGAAAATGCGGCGTTTTTTGATAGAGGAGGATATGCGTTTTGTTTGAAACCAGCGTTACTCAGATATGAGCCAGTAACGATACCAACCCCCACGCCGCAAGACCCCGCGAACTCTTATGCCACACGTAATGTGAGTACGGATTATTATAGTTTTAACTTCTAAATCAACCTTTATCCACCTTTGG